CGGAGACTTCGGCCTATGAAATCACCAGAAGCCGTGCTGCGGTCTGCACTGCTGGCCAGCGGCACCGTGACTGCATTGGTAGGCAACCGCGTCTATCCGCTCGTGGCCCCGGCCTCGGCTTCACTGCCGTATGCGACGTGGCGACGGGCTGGCATCCAACGTGAGCAGACGCTGGCGAACCCGATGGGAATGCCACGGGTGACGGTTGAGTACCAAATCTTTGCAGCCACCTATGACCAGGCCCGTGAGGCCGCCGACGCCATCCGCTCCATTCTGGATGGGTACGGGGGGACTCTCGACAATACGGTGGTGGATCAGGTGTCGCTGGAAAACGAGGTCGATGACTTCGTTTCCCTTGGTGGTGCGGAACTGCCACCGGCGTACCAGATCACGCAGACCTACGACATCCGCTGGCAGGAGAGTTGACGAATGGCGACCACCCCGCATTCCGGTTCCGGCACGACGTTCTCTTTCGCTGGCGTCAACTACACCGTCACCAGCATCACGTATACCGTCGGCTCGACTGGCGGCGGTGCCGACAATATCGACATCTCACACCTCGGCCTGACGACCGGGGCTAGTGTGCTCAGCATCTCTCGTCCGCTCGTGGGCACCCAGGGTGGCGACACCGGCAAGAGCGTCAGCATCGAGTACATCGGCACCAGCGTGATCGCCCAGAACGCCACCGGCACGCTCTCAATCACGGGCGGCATCTCGGTGTCGGCTACGGCCACGTGCAACAGTTCGGCCGTAACGCTGACGGTGAATGACGCGATCCGGGGCTCGGCCGAGTTCCAGTTGGCTTGAGCCACGGGGGTTTCCGTGGCCACGTATAGCACTGGCATTACTGCCACCTTCGACGGCACCGCCTTTACGGAGGTGTCGGACCTGACGTGGCAATACGGCGGCGGCTTGCCCAAGGGCCGCTCGTCAACTTGGACCGACGAAGTCGGGACCGTCAGCATCTCGTGCATGGGCACGGCCAACATCAGCACTGCCAAGTACGGCACGCGGGCTGATCTCGTGTTGGCAGGCGGAGGAGTCGCCTTGACGCACAAGGCAGTCTATGAGTCGCTGAGCGCCACGCCCGAGTTGAACGGCGTTACCCGTTACACCGTGACGTTCCGGCTTCTAGATGGGTGACACATGGCACTGACGCGAGAGCAGATCGAGAACGCAAGCGACGCGAAGATCATTAAGGTTCCTGCCTTCGGCGGCGAAGTCTGCGTGCGGCTCATGACTGTGGGAGACCGCGACAGCTACGAACTCAAGCTGCTTGAGTCGCAGTCAAAGTCTGTGCCCGTGATTCCCGACTTCCGCTCCGAACTGCTCGCCCGCTGCATCTGTGACGACAAGGGCGTCCTGCTGTTTCCCGGAGACGAAGGCGTGGCCGCACTGCGAAAGCGGAGCGTGGACGAAATGCACGGGCTGTGGAAGGCGGCACTGAAGCACAACGCACTTACCGAGGAGGAGATCACGAAGCTAGCGGGGGAATGAACGCCAGGCCGAGCTTGCGTTTCAAGTTCGACCTGGCTTCGCACCTCAAGAAAACGGTGGCGGAGATCGACCAAATGGACTCGCTTGAGTTCTCGCGGTGGATCGCCTACAGCCGCTGGTTTCGACCGCTCGACCACCCGTGGCTGCAGACCGGAATGCTGGCGAGCTCGGCACTGGCCCCCTACTGCAAGAACAAGGTTCCAGATCCGCACGACTTCATTCCCATCGAAGGCAAGGCACCGCAGCACCCGACGCAGATTGAAGAGCAACTCAAACGGTTAGCGGCCGACCTCGGCCAGAAGTAGACATGGCATCACTCGGCATTGCATTTCAGTTGTCAGCGTCAGCCACGGGCATGGCCCAAGGCATCAATGCTGGCGTCGTCGAGTTGCAGAAGTTGGGCTACGCCGCCAAGCAGACGGCCCGTGATGTTTCAACGCTCAAGACGCTGGAGATTTCACGGGCGTTCATCAGCGGCGTGTCGGCCATCGCCAACACGTTTCAGCAGTTCACGAGCGGTGCACTCAACTCGGTAGACAGCACGCGGCAGTTCGCAGCCAGCCTTGGCGTTTCGTACCAGGAGCTTCGCACGCTGCAGGTGGCGGCTGATCTCTCGGGAGCCTCGACCGAGGAGCTAGCCAAGGCGTTCACCAAGGCACAGGTGACGATCAGCAAGGCAGCCAGTGGCAGCAAGGATGCCACCAAGCTGCTCGACGCTCTCGGCTTGTCGGTTGCTGAGCTCTCCACGCAGACAAGCACGCAGCAGCTGCAGACGATCGCAGCGGCGATCAACTCAATCGAGAACCCTGCCCAGCGTGCTGCGGCCGCTGTCGGCATCTTCGGCCGCAGTGGGGCCGAGTTGCTTCCGACTTTCCGTGAGTTGCCAGAGAACCTGCAGGCGGCCCAGCAGTTCTTGGAAGGTTTCAAGGGCGGGCTCACCCAGGTGGACGCCGACAAGATCGACTCCATCGGCGATTCGTTCTCGCTGGCCACGCAGGCCATGCAGGAGCTGGCCAGCAAGATTCTCGTGGAACTCCAGCCCGCTCTGACGCAGGGTGCCGCTGATTTTGTCACATTCCTGCAGGGCATCGACGTGCCGGCTGCTGCCCGTACGCTCGGCACTCTGCTTGAGGACGTGGCCAACGCCCTGAGCTTTGCTGCACAAGCGGCGAGGCCGCTGGCTGAGAATCTCCTGCCGTCGCTCGGGGCCGGCCTGGCCTTTATCAATCGGCAGGCAATCGGTGGTGCAATCACTGGCCTTGCAACGGCGTTCACGGCTTCCGCTCGTGCGGCACTTGGTTACGCAACAGCGGCTGGTGCAGCGGCCACTGCTACTGCGGGCCTTGCCGTGACCGTCCGAGGACTGCTGGCATCGACAGGGCTCGGTGCTCTGGTTGTCGTGTTGGGCCTGGCGGCTGGGGCGCTTGTTGAATGGGCACTCTCGGCAGACGCATCCGGGGCAGATACCTCAGCAGCGATTGCAGGTGCCGAAGACACCATGCGCCGCTTTCGTGACGAGACCGACCGGGCTGGCGTTGCTGCCTTCAACCTCGGCGAAGAGGTAAAGAAGGCACTGAAGGTGCCAGAAGAAATCAGCGTCAACGAGTTCGCTCAGGGCTCGCTCAACGAAGCGCGATCCGCCATCGTGCAGTTGGCCAAAGAACTCGGCGGACTCGACAAGGTGCCGTCCGAAGTTCTTGCTAACTTCAAGGAAATCGGCGAATACGCTGCTGGCCTTGATCCATCAGTGATGAACCTGAGCGGTGCTCTGGGGTTTGTTGATCGTGACTCTCGCAAGCTCATCGGCACAATCCGAGAACTGACCGAGCAACGCAAGAAAGAAGCCGACGCCGCGAAAGATGCTGCCGACGCAGCACGCAAGGCTGCGGAGGAATCACGCAAGCGTGTTGCCGAGCTTGCCACGCAGGGGCTCTCGGCGGCCGAGCAAAGCCGGCTCAAGCTCAACCAAGACCTGCTTGCGATTGGTGAAGAGCGGCGTGCGGCTGAGCTTGCGTTGGCCGAATCGCGTAAAGCTGGCGACCGCCAGGCGATCATCGACGCTAACAAGCGGCTGAGGCTTGTGCAGCAGGCGTCAGACGAGGCCAAGGCTCAGGCACGCGAGCGACAGCTGCAGGCGTTGGGCATCAACGAAGACTTGCTCAAGCCGGCCAAGCAGGCGGCAGACCAGTTCAAGGCCGTGCGGGCTGCGTTTGATCGTGGGCTGATTGACGGCGGGCAGGCTCGCAACGCACTGCGGAATCTTGCCGCCGAGGGCGTTGAGATTCGTAGAGACATTGCCGCCGAGCTTTCACGCCCGGCCCAGCAAGCCCTGCAGATCAGCGATCTACGAAGCCAAGAAGGCATTGGCCAGTTCTTGGCGGCGGCGACCGGCCGCGAAGACCCAGCGATTGCCCAGAGGCGTGAGCAACTCACCAAGCTCGAGCAGATCCGCCAGGCCATCGCCGCTGTTGGTGCCAACCCCGTAGACCTCCTCGGCGGCTAACCAAGACCTTCATTGCCTCACGCGAAGTTGTCCCACGCACGTTCTCGCACAAGTTCGGCGAAGCCCCGACTGCTGAGCGGAAGTTCATCGTGACAGTCGATGCACCGACCGCCACGCAGGACATCATCACTGCGGTGGGCATCTCGCACACGGCGGCGCATCCTGAGTATGCCTATCTGCTGATGCTCGAGGCGTCGCTAACGGAAACTGATCGGCACCACGTTGAGATCACGTACAGCTACGAACTTCCCAAGCAAGAAGATCTTGACCCGAATCCTCTTGCCAGGCCGGACGTATGGACTTTCTCCACTGGTGGCTCGCAGGTGCCGGCACTCACGTATTACCACGGCACCGGCAACGCCGACATCAGGCCGCTACAGAACTCGGCCAAGGAGTACGTGGAAGGGCTGACAACGCTTGAGGCCGAGGTGCGGGCGAGCATCAGCGGCAACCGCTCAGCGTT